GCTGCATCATTGGATCTGCTTGGATCATGGCACCTACTTCACCTTGAGCCTTCAGACTTACGTGTTGAGAAATGTGTCCTTGCAATAATGCGTAGACCATTGGATTAATTTGTACCATTCTCGTTGCCATAAACGCTCTATGCGCAGCAATATGGGCATCATGGTCTTGTTGTGGAAAAGCTGTAGGTATTCTCATCTGCATAGCTTCTGTATTTTCAATAGCAGGGTCCTTTGGCACTGGTGTTTCATCAGGTCTTAACAATTGATCGATGTCTTTTGTACCTAATGCTTCATATACTCTTCGATATGCCTCTCTAATGTTGTGAAGTTGTGGATTTGACATGGCAATCTTTAAATTTTCGTTTGCCAACGTCACTCTTTGCGACATTGAGAAAACATTTGGGTCTGCAACTGGAATTACATCCACTCTATCGTCAAAATCTTGCACTTTTATCGCTCGATCTGCTCCATAAACTGCATATGGGTAAACTGGTGGTAGATAAATTGAAAAAATTTTAGATAACATCTTAAATTCTCTTCTCATTGCGTAGTAACATCGCTTATGTACAGCACTCATCACTCTTGAACCTCTCTCAAGTAGTGCAATTGTTGTTCCAACCGCTCTATTTTGTGCATCATTACCAACATCCATGTTAGTTATGCTTGCAAATCTCTGTCCTGATTGCACAACAAAACCTAAAAGTTGGTATAACGTCCCGCTTGGCTCTTTAAATGGTAAAATTTGAAACTGATCTTTAATATTTCCCCCTGGCGCATCAACATCTCTAAACTCTCCTGGCTGAAATGGCTGGTCATCATCTCTAATTCTTATACCTCTAGACTTAAATCCAGCTGGTAAGTTGGATAATGTACCTGCATCTAATAATTGTCTTAATGCTTGTGTAGCTGTTCTAGTTAATCCACCGATCATGTGTATTAAACCAAAGCCATAGAAACCTAATCCTGGTAAAAATTTGAAATGTACGAAATATTCTTTACGTTTTTTTGTTTCATCTGCCATATCATAGTTTCTATAGATAGATAAAACCTCACCTGAACCTTCATCGATCGTTACGATGTATGGAATTTTTACTTCTTTGCTAGGTTCATCATAAATAAAATCATCTAAATTTAAATCTACATGCATTTCTAAAATGTTAAATGAATAAACCTTATCTCCTGATGGTGTGATACCTTCAAGCTCTTGATATTTTTTTTCTAAATCTGATATTTTACCTTGCACAGGTTTTAATTCTATGTCTCTATAGAATCCTGCTTTTTGTTGTTTCAATATATCGTTCTCATTCATTTTAACGACATGGGTAATTCTTTCGCAATCCATTAAATCTGTAGCGTAATAAGGAACGACTAAGTCTTCAGCAGGCACGAATTTTGAAACTGCTCTTTTCATTACTTCATCATAATAAACTTTTTTAAATGCAGAACCTGTAAGAGGTAAATGAAATAATAGTTGGTCCATCTCAGGTGTGTACTCTTCCATTTCTTCCATGAGCATATAGTTCATGAAGTCCTGGACTCGTGAAGCTTGATTCGCTGTAGCATCATCCTCTGTGCCAACGACTTTTGTTCTCACGGGACCATCACTTGGTAATAATTCTTTGTATGCTTGTGCTTGAAATTGTGTGGCTGCTTCTGCTAGGAGTGGATGAGTCACGCTTGCCGAACCTCTGAAAGGTTTTGTAAGTTGTGTGTATTTAAAACCAAGTAGATCTAAACCTTTTGAAACTGAATCCTCCCAATCTTTTCTTGATACACGATCACGTTTGTAATCGTCCATTAATTGTTTGGACATTTTTTGAAGAACTCTTTCGTCTAGATCAGCTGCTATATTTTCATAGAATTTTTCTTCTAATGAAATTTGCTCATCTAATGTTTCAGGTAGATCTTTATTTTCAATCTCTACACTAACTCCTTCTTCCTGTGGAGTCTCCTCCACAGTTTCAATTTTTTTATCTACTTCAGCCATTAATATAGTTTTGTTTTCTTGCCTACGATTTCTTTTCCACCTTTAGCTCTAATCATCTTACCTTGTTTAAAACCCATAGATTTTAAGATGGAATATCTTTCGCCTTTAACATTTTTAAGTTTTTCATTAAATGCTTTGTTTCTAGCTCTAACATCGGCTGCTGATTTGAAATTTAATTTACTACCTTGAATACCACCAACTGCATCTCCAGCACCTCTGCTACTTCTAATTTTTGCTTTATCAGCAATATTTTTAATTATCTTATCAGGTGCTTTAGATTTTTTTGTTATATACTCTACTTTTTTTATTGGTTTATCCATACCAGCTATGGCACCTACTTCAGAATCTTTTCCTGATATAAGTTTAGCTGCATCTTTTTTGCCTCCCATTAAAGAATAAGCTGCCGCAAGTCCTATTCCAACCTTAGCTGCCTTCCTTAATCTCTTTTTAAATTTAGACATATGTTCTCCTTAATAATATACGTATCTTTTTTCTTTGTATTTCTTCATCTCATCCTCGTCAGAATAAGTAGACACGAAATAACCTTGTCGATATCTTAACACAGCTTGTGTGGTGCTATCAACATAATCGTCATATTCTGCATGAGGAAATGCTGCACATTCCTCAATAACTTCCTGTGCAAATTTCTCGCCTGAAGGGAACCATACTTGTTTAGACTCAAATATGGGTGAACATGCATTTACCCTGCTATGCTTATCTTTTCCTCGTGTTGGTATAAAATCGATTACAGGTATACCCATTCTTCTCATTTCGTGTATTAAAGGTTGTCCTGAAGCCTTAGCTTCAATAATTACAGATTCAGGTGTCCAGTATTTATATTGTTCATAAGCTACAGCTTTCAATTCAGGAAAATCGAATTTACCCTTAATTGCATCAATTAACATGATGGCATCTGGTGCACCATCGTGAGGCGTGAATATTCCCCACGTAGTAATAGCTGAATAGTCTGATGTCTCTTTTGCACTGAAAGCAGTATCGTAAGATTGTATAACATGTTTTAAAACTGGCATCTCGTAATCCCATGGCTGCCACCATTCTCTTTTGAGAATTGCGCCTTCTTCTGATGTAGGATTTTGCATATACTGAGCGGACCAATTTCTCACGGATAACGAAGCCTTAACTTTTTCTAATTCTTCGAGGTTCCAATACTCAGGCCAAACTGGATTACCTGAATCTAAAATTGCAGGGAAAGATATTTGTTCCCATTTATCTGCTTTAGGTTCTGATTGTGCTCTTATTAAACGACCTGTTAAATCATCTTCTGCCCAACGTGTCATAACTAAAACAATCGAGCCTCCAGGTTGTAAACGTTGTCTTGGTCCTGATAAATACCAATCGTAAGTTCTCTCCATTGCGGAATCAGATAATGAATCTTGTTCTGTATGTGGATCATCGATAATAAGTAAGTCCGCCCCTCGTCCTGTGATAGAACCGCCTACCCCCGCTGCAAAATATTCTCCACCATGATTGGTCTCCCAACGTCCTTTTGCCTTACTATCCTCTCGTAGTTTAACATCTCCAAAGATTTCTTTATACTCCTTACTATCAATTAAATTTCTTACCTTTGCACCGAACCTTGCTGATAGTTCTGCGTTGTGTGATACCTGCATTAATTTCATTTTAGGATACTTACCAATCATCCATGCAGGAAAGTATATGGATGCAAATTCAGACTTAGTATGTCGTGGAGGCATATTTACGATGAGCCTTCCTTTTTTTTCTTTAGCAATTTTTGTAAACTCACTTGCGATGTGTTGATGGTGGCCCCAATTGTCTGGGTCCTTATCTGTTCTACAGATGAAGTCAGGCCAAACATTCTTAACAAAATATAAGAAATTATCCTGACATAATTTAACATGTTGTATCCACGTCTTTTCGAGCCTCAAACGAAGCTGGTCTGTGGTTAAAAGATCAACGTCTTTATTCGGTGTATTTTCTGTGTGGGTCCCCATTTCGTTTCAGGATACACTACTTCTATTTATTATACAATGTTAATGTAAATAATACTAACTATAAAAAAATTAAGGAAAAAAAATTAAAAAAAATTTTTTTCTTTTTTTTGTGGATTC